AGATCAGATAATTCGTTTTCAGGGTATAAAAATTGATTAGACCCTGTGTAAGGATAACTGTATACTTGGAACTGCCTAGTATCTGTAATGGTTTTTTCCCAAGTGTTGGCAAGTGTATACGCTGTAAGAGAGCTATTTCTATGCAACGATCCAGAATCTACATTGTTACTAGTTTTTGCAGTTGTTCTAAAAGTATCTGTAGTAAAATTATTATTGTATAAAATATCTCCCACACTCTGTAAGTTTCTATAACTTAACGCAAAGCCTAACACGCTATCTAATGTGCCTGTACCTTTCTTATAGGAAAATATCTTTGTGCCCTTGAATGTAGTGCCAGGATATGCTGAGCTATTACCAAAACTATTACCACTGGCATCAAATACATCGTATAATGGTTCCTGATTTACACCTGTTTTCTGTTGTCCACTAGTCCATACAGTTCCATTGTACCAGAATTGCTTGCCTTGATTTTGATTTCCTAGTTTTGCTACTACTGATTCATTAGTTAAAACTTCAGAATCAGTCGCCGGACTTAGATGTATTTGTAGTGTTCCAACATTATCGGGATCAACAAGTTCTACAGTGTAAATTTTATTTCTTACGTTGTCATCTGTATCTGCTGTGAAAATGATCCTATGACCGTTAGCAAGGTTTATGCCATCTGATTTATAAGACGCAACACCCTCAACATTTGAAAATGCATCTGTAGTTATGTCGTCAATAATGTCAACAGGCAACTTTGCAATTCTGCCAAAGTTATATAACTGTAAGTTAGGATTAAATTCTATAATAGGACGCTTACCACGCTTTGTCTGGTCAATAACAGGAGTAAAGTTGTTATATACGCCAGTAGCATTAATGACGTCAATGTGGAACCATCTGTTACCACGTGCCCATGCATTGCCATCTAAACTATCACGTTGACTTACAATGTAGTCTTGTGTAGTAGGTGCATTACTGGTTGCTTCGTAACCTGTTGAGTCATACAACTCTATGTCGTAACCAACACTCTGATCTATAGTAAATGTTTCAGGAGTGACAAGTAGCGATACGTCTGTCAGTGTGATTGCTGTTCCTACACCTTCAACATAATATGATTTGTTACGATATTCTTCAGGTAATACTCCGCCATCAAATCGTACCTTCAGTCCATTTGTAAACACAACACCTTGTGTACTGGTGTAATTTGTTTTGCCTAATATGTCTACTTCAACGTTAATGTTCTCTGCGGCTTCTGGTTCTACAATCTTAATTGTGCCATAACGCTCTGCGTCTGTGCCATCCTGATAGTATAATGTATCTAATATCGCTGTAATTACAGGTATCTCTTCTAGATATCCTGAACTTGCTTTGTAAAACTCTTTATTACCGTTGTCAGTACCTTCCAATACCAACACTTTATTGTTTACAGGGATTTCCTCAAGTGGCTCAAACGTTACGATAGGATTTTCAGGATTACCTTTAAGTACTATGCGCCAAACACCCCACTTCTCGGCGTCTGTTGGTTCGTAGCCTGCATCAAAGTCTTCAATATCATAGTTTGCACCGTCTAAGTCATAGACGCCGCCGAACAACCAACCATCTAGGCTAGTAAAGATAACTGTTTTGTCTGCTAGATTACGCTGACCATCTATACCTCCCAACTTGTCTAAAACTGTGCTTAGTAGTTGGTTATTAAGTTCGTTAAAATTTACGTCAGTTGCGAGATCTACATTACGCAACTTGTTCATATTCAAGTAGAAGTTCTGTGCAGTTTTCTGTGGCACATTAAATGTCACAGTACCGCCATCTTCCCCGTTGTTTTCAACACCTAATATTTCTCTGCTACTGATGTTAACTTGATTAAGTCTATTGCCTGTCAGACCTAATTCTGTCTGTATCCAGAAAGGGTTACCTGTCTGATTAACACTGAATGTATAACTGCCACCACGTGCAAGATATATTGTAGGATTACCAGTGATACCTATACTTGTTGGCAAATCTCCTGAGTCAGCAAATGCATACTCACTAATTTGTGTATCTCTAGTAATTCTATAATCTTCTTGAACAGGAACTTGTCTAGTTGTAATGTCTACTGCGTCGGGACCACTAGGCAACCAGTAGTACTGCGCAAAGTTAACAAACTTGTCTAAGTCTATTTCGCCAGTATACGTATATGCCTCTGCACTAAACAATCTATCGTGATTGTTAGTTACGCCAGTATTGTATCCGATTGATTGTAGTAGATCGATATAGTTGTTTGCGAATGTTACTTCACCAGCATCGTTTTTTACTACTGTACTGGGTTCTAGTTGGTAATTTTGTCTATCATCCTGTATTTCAGGAATGTAGTTGTCTGTAGAACGGATAGTAGGAGTAAACTTTCTACCCACAAAACCATTAAGACGCTTAAGGTCCGTGTCTGTGGTTGCCTGCTCCAGTGTAGCATTTAAGAACTTTTGGTTTTTGCTAGTCCTAAATACTGCTGGTAAAAGATCTAATGTTCTGACTGCCATTTATTAACCTAACTTTAAATTTGTTGCTGTAAGACTAGGCACAACTGCTACTTGATCTACAGTTGCCACACTAATAAAAATCTCGTCTGCGTTACATGTGATTTGTTGTAAGTTACCGTATGTGCTGTTGTCTGGTACAATAACAATACTTGCTACATTAGGTACGAGCTCTGCATGTAAGTACGCACTAAGTTCACTAAAGTAGAATGTTTCACCAAAGTCCCAGTTCTCAAGTGAGAAATACTGGTTAAGTGCTGTAACGACTTGCACACGAATCTCACTGTCACTAACGTTTACGTTAGGATTCTTAACAACCTTGAATGTTGCACGTAAACCGTTTTCTGCCTTGCTACCAAATAATGGTTTGAACCTTGCGCTGTTAAAGATTAACGTATCACTTATGCTCTTGCTGTTTTCTAAACTAGCGTAGTTCAGTCTAAGTGCCTCACTAGTAGGTCGAGCAGGTTCAGTAAGTTTGCCTGTAGTATCAGCCGCCCAAAGCCTAAAGTTGTCATTGTATTCATTGGGTAACAAGAACAAGTCAATAATATTGCTTGGGCTAGGATCAATACGCTTATATCCTGGTGCGTTATGTCTGTACTGGAAGTATAAACTTTGTCTACCTGTATTGTATGTGTATCCAGATAATGCGTTTACTACTTTTACGTTGCTAACCACACTTATCTGATAGAACAACTTTGATGTTGTAGCATAAAATATTTGTCCGTTAGGATAGTCGTTTTTATTTGCTTCTATTTCATCTATATTTGCAAAGTCTGTAATTACTGCACCTGCTGTTAGTGGGCTCTTGTCATTAAAACTGTACTGATCTGTAACAGGTTTAAAGAACACTAATTTACTATTTGCATTAACATCAGGAGCAACGATAGTTTCAAAGAAGTCTGGATCGTCTGCAATTCCGTCGTCGTCTCTGTCAGTGAAACTTACTCGCACTCTCTTTGTATTAATGTAACCATCACTCTCTACAACACTCTTATAAACTTGTAAGTTAGTGTCTATGGTAAATGGATCATTACTGTCTGGCTTGTTGTTAGTCTTTAAAACTTTAATGTTATCTCTAACAACACGCCCTACTCTAGTATCATAAATCTTTACTGTGTCATCAAAGTAAAAGTTAGTTTCACTTTGTGACTCATAGATGTATTCTAAGTTTCTGTATGTAACTGTATACACCTGGCTGGTTGCTTTAAAGTGCATCATCCAACTTGCATCTAAGTTACTACTTGTTGTGTTCTTTGCGTATGTTAAACTGAAGTCACTGGTTAAGTCCAAATCAGCATCAGCGATAACATACCACTCACGTGTTGCTTGGTCATAACCTATACCAAACTCATCGTAAACTTTAATAAGTTCGATCATACTATTTTGTACAGTTGAACTTATAGTGTTATTGTATGTAGGTATAATCTGTGCCATTTCTGCATCAGTAGGCACAATATCATTTAGTGTTACTGGACCGTTACCGTTTTCTAAGTTACCTAGTCCGCCGTTAGTACCATCTGTAACAACATCATTAATAGTAGACCATATTGTTGTGCGCTCTCCAGGCAAACTTGGTGTACCTGTTTTTAACAAGTTACCTGCTGTAAAGTATTTGCCACTAGGAGCATCAAATTTAACTAAACTATTTTCAGTGAGATACTTTCTGTTATCTCCTACAAAACTACCTATAGTCTGAGGATCACCACTTGAGTTCATAAAGTATCCTGTACTACTATTAGTTGCTACTGTACTTTGGTTCCAAAAGAGGCTAGGGAACGTAAATCTATTAAACTGGTCATAGTAAAAGTGTAATGTTTCACGTTCAGCTAAAGCAGGGTTAACCTGGTTAGTGATAACATTTAATATGTCTGCATCTGTAACAAAGTCAAACGTAAATGTTTTATTATTTTCTCTGTTGTAGATTATGCCGTCTTCACAAAATATATTTGTGCTACTGTATCTGCCTGAGGTGTCTGCTACATCTAGGAATCTACTAATACCTGATGCTGATCTGTTTACTGCCTTAACTTTAACTAAGTCACTGAAACTTGTAAATGGGAAGATATTATAATCTTCACCATTAACCATTCTGTTCTGTGTATAATACTGTTGTGGTGCTTTAAGTCTAATATCGTCAGCAGTCTCTCTTGCAGTTGCATTAGTAACTGTGTACTCTAAACTTGCAACAACTGTAAGTGTTTCTTGTCTACCACGTTTGCTAAGGTAACCTATAGTAAACGTTAGGTCCTGCATGTCGCTAGGTGTAATCTGATATGTTAAACCGTTTGAGACTCTGTAGTAAAGTCTAAAGTTGCCTTGTGGTATTTCACTAAAGGCACCATCACCAAACACTAAGTTAATCTGATCATTTTGTCTTGTGGTTGCCTGAAATGCCTTACGGCTCTGACTGGTGTCGGAACCATAAATTACATTGGCGTTACTTACGCTAGGTACTTGTGTCCAGAGATCTTGTTCTGTGCCAGTGTCATCTAAACTGTATAACCAAATGTCAGTATTGTTAATGTTGCTAACGTTAATATTGGCTACTCTATTAGATAAACTTTCCTCAAAGTTTAAATCAATACTACTTAACGCACCTTGTTTAAAGTAAAAGAAGTATCCTGTATTGTTACTAGTGTTACCAAGGTTGTCATTTTTGTAGAGTATCTGGAAAGTGCCGTCAGGATCTACATTTTCTTCATATACATACTGCTGATTAGCAGTTGTAGGACTTACTAGTTCAAAATTTGTTGTTATGCCGTCTACTAATTTCTGAAATGGGAATACAGGAACAGCAGAACTGTTAATTCTTAGTGTGTATTCCTGGTGTGTAATACTGTTTAAAACTTGTGTGTTTCCTGGTTTACCAACTTTCTGACCGGTAACCATTGCGGCATTTAAAATTGTATTCCACTGCTCTTCCCAGTCTGGATTTGAAACATCATTAAAATTTATTACTGTGTTTGATAGGCCTTTACCAGTGCTGTCCTTGAGTGTTTCTGTTGTTGTTACACTCTGTAGTTTTAAAAAGCCTGAAGCAGGGATACTACGCTTAGGACTATAACTAACTAGTCTTGCTAGACGTAGGATACTGTCTCTACGTTCTGCTGTATCAATAAAGTTTTCACGGGTGTTTAGGTCTGCCCTAAACGCTAAGTTTTGCCCCATGAATGCTATTAAATCTATGAGGGCGATATACTCACTAGACTCTGTAAAGTCATTGAAGTCTTCAGGATAATATAGTTGCAGATAGTCCAGCATTGCCTTGCGAAGAGTCGCAAAGTCATAACTCTGGAAGTCTGCCTCCCTGAAACTTTGATAGACTTTTTGCCAGTCTTCTGCGGCTAAAAGCCCTACTTGTCGTTCATTTATCGCCATAATTTGTATACCTTGTAGTATTTATTGTGTTTAAAAACTGCTACTTTTATTAGCCTGTCACAGTCAGTGACTGTGAATCTTGGTCAAATTGTAACTTTAATGAGCTGGTTAAATCCTCTTTAACGTACTCTAAATCTAGTTCAACTTGTACTCCTTGCTCGTATTCTACGACATTTACAGACGTTACAGAAATACGAGGATCATAACTTGCTACGGCATTTATATCTTCTATAATTGCCTGCTTAGTTGCAGTGGTCAATGGATCAAATACTATGCTCCAAAGGTTACTGCCAAAGTCAGGGTTATGTAACTTTTCACCTTTCTTAATGTGAAAGTGATTTATTAAGTCTTGTTTAGCAAGCTCAAAGTCCACTAGACGTGTCTTTTTAGTATTGTTTACTGTGCTAAAACCTCGGTATGTACTCATCTTCTCGCTCCTAATATACTAACACCGTATGCGCCGTTTTTTGCTAACTTATCAGCAGTGTTTAATAGTTCTTGTCCTATTGCTTGGTAATTGCCCTGTCTATACTGTTTGGCTGCCGCAGGGCCTAACTTACTAGATATAGCCAACATTGCGCCTTGGTTACGGGCATTGTCTCCGGCTTTAATTCCACCGTTGGCTTTCATTTGATTGTAGTAATTGTTAAGTCCTGTTTTAAATCCCATTTCTTGCGCTTTAGGGTTTCCTAAAAATGCCGCTTTACTTGATGGCTTGGTTCCGCCCACCCAACTACTTGGATTATTAACAATGCTACTTGCGCTTAATGCTCCTGATCGAAACTTGTCTCCCAGGCCTTTTTGTAACATGCCTGCAGACTCTAGCATTTGTGGATCCATCTTA